GTTTTTTAATTGGGCAAGCAATACAGCTTTAATTAGTAATGACGGGAACGCTACCAAAAAAGCAATTTACGCTTTTAGCCGCGCCCCTAGCTATCTTGATGTAGTTTGCTATACAGGTACTGGTGCAAATAGAACAATATCGCATAACTTGGCGGCAGTGCCTGAGTTAATGATTGTTAAGCAACGCGGTGGTGCTTCTGGTTGGCTGGTATACGCGGCGGGGATGGGTAATACAAAAGCTATGCGTCTTAACTCTACTCAGGCAGAAGAAGTTGGGTCAGATTTTTGGAATAATACAACGCCCACATCTACTGTGTTTTCGCTTGGAAATAATGGGGATGTGAACCAAAATACTGGGACTTATGTTTGGTATGGATTTGCAACTTGTGCAGGTGTCAGTAAAGTAGGCTCATACACAGGCACAGGAACAACGCTACAAATTAACTGTGGCTTTACATCAGGTGCTAGGTTTGTCCTCATCAAGCGCACAAACTCAACTGGTGATTGGTATGTATGGGATACAGCCCGTGGCATCGTAAGTGGCAATGACCCTTACTTGCTTATGAACAGTACAGCCGCTGAAGTAACAAATACAGACTACATTGACACATACAGCGCAGGGTTTGAGATTAGTTCTACTGCGCCAGCCGCCATCAATGCAAGTGGTGGCACATTTATCTTCTTGGCTATCGCATAAGGAAAAATCATGCAAATCAGAATCAGAACAACAGGCGCAGTCATGTACGAAAGTGAATTTCGTGCATCATTTCCAAACACATCGATGCCACAACAGCTATCAGAGTCACTATTAAATGATTTAGGTGCTGATGTAGTCTTTGAAGGCCCACAAGCAACAGGTGGAACTGTTTACCAATACTCTCAAGCCTCTGGTGTTGAACAAGTAAATGGTAAGTGGTACACAAAGTACATCCTTGGCCCTGTCTTCATTGACCAAGTAGTTGATGGTGTAACTACTACTGCTGCTGAACAAGAGACTGCTTACAAGGCTTCTAAGGATGCTGAACAGGCTAAGAGTGTTCGTGCTTCAAGGGATGAGAAACTGAAAGACTGTGATTGGACACAAGTAGCTGATGCTCCTGTTGACAAAGCAGTATGGGCTACCTATCGGCAAGCCTTGCGTGATGTAACTACGCAGACAGGCTTTCCTTGGACAACTGTGTGGCCTACTAAACCTTAAAGGAAAATGATGACTACCACTTGGACAATCTCAACACTTGATAGAGAAGTTTCTACTGGCTTTGTAACCACAGCACATTGGCAAGCTACAGCAGTAGATGGTGAGCATACAGCTTCTATTTATTCCACTTGCTCATGGGCTGACGGAACACTAACAATTCCCTATGCAGACCTAACACAAGATACTGTGCTTGGGTGGGTGTGGGCTAATGGTGTAGACAAGACAGCAACTGAGACTGCTTTAGCAACTCAAATTGATTTGCAGAAGAATCCTGTTCAAGCGACAGGAACTCCTTGGTCTGATGCGCCATGAAAGATGAAGTCACTCACGAACACATCTATGATCGCCTATTGGCTGTTGAAGCTAAGGTAGACAACATAGAGAAGAATACACAAGAGGTTGTTCAAGCCTTTAATGCTGCACAGGGAGCCTTTCAAGTACTTGAATGGATCGCTAAAGCTGTGAAACCTATTATTATTATAGGTGCTTTCTTTGGAGCTATTTGGTTAGCTATCGATAACAGATTTCATGGAGTTAAATAAAATGAACCTACCTACACGTGGTCAGAGAACAGCTAAGAACAAGATGAAGAAGGTTATGGGTGAGTACAAAGAAGGTACTCTCCACAGTGGTAAAGGTGGCCCTGTGGTGAAGTCTCGTGACCAAGCCATTGCTATTGCCATGTCAGAAGCAAATAAAGCTAAAAAGAAGTCTAAAAAGTATTAACGTGTTAAATAACACTTGACAATAATACAAAAGTATGTTAATATAGTACTATAAAGATATAAGGAAGATAATGGCTACGACATATCTACAGTTGGTAAACAACGTATTGATACGCTTGAGGGAGACTGAAGTATCGTCAGTAGGTGATACTCCTTATAGTTCCCTTATAGGTGTCTTTGTTAATGATGCTAAGAGAGAGATTGAGGATGCCTACGACTGGAATGTCCTTACACAGACTATTGTAATTCCTACAGTGGCTAGTACTCGTAACTATACACTGACAGGTTCAGGTCAAAGGTTCCGTACTGTAGATGTCTTAAATGACACTCAAGATGTACCTATGAGAGCTGTAGCTACTAACTGGATGAATAGACAGTACTACTTAGGTAATGTACAGAGTGCAGCTCCGGTGTACTACAACTACAGCGGTATCTCCGGTGATGATACTCAGGTGGATATATGGCCTCGTCCCGATGGTGAATACTCCCTACGATTTGAGCTAGTTATCCCTCAGGCTGACTTAACAGCCAATGCTGATGCTTTGTTAGTTCCTCATCACTTAGTACAGATGTTAGCCTACGCTAAAGCTGTTGGTGAACGAGGTGAAGATGGAGGTACATCCTTCAGTGAGATTTATCAGCAGTATCGCTTAGCTTTGGCAGATGCTGTAGCCATTGAGCGTAACAGATACGATGAAGAAACTACTTGGGTTGATGTCTGATGGTAGCTAAAATCTTAACCACAACTGTAGCAGCTCCCGGCTTTATGGGGCTGAATACACAGGATAGCTCAGTCTCTCTAGAGGCTGGTTATGCTACTGTGGCTAATAACTGTGTGATTGATAAGTTTGGTCGTATTGGTGCTCGTAAGGGATGGACTACATCTCATGCCTCTAACAATGATTTAGGTGAAGCTGACGTTAAAGCTCTTGGTGAGTTGATTGATAACTCAGGTAACTCATACATTATTGCTGCTGGTAACAATAAACTATTCAAGCTTGTAGGTACGACACTATCATTGTTAACCTACGGAGGTGGCGGTACAGCCCCTACCATCACAGACAGTAACTGGCAGATGGCTCCGTTGAATGGAGTCTTATATCTCTACCAAGCTGGACATGATCCTCTAGTGTTTGACCCTGCAGTCAGCTCAACTACATTTAAGAGAGTATCTGAGAAGTCTGGCTATGTAGCTACAGTGTCCAGTAACAATACAGTTATCAGTGCCTATGGTCGTACATGGTCAGCTAATAATGCTACAGTTAAGAGTACCATACAGTTCTCAGACTTACTATCAGGTCATGTCTTAAGTACAGGTACAGCTGGTACATTGGATGTATCTCAGGTCTGGCCTAATGGTGCAGATGAGATTATATCCTTAGCTGCTCACAATAACTTCTTGATTGTCTTTGGTCGTAGACAGATTCTTATCTATTCTAATGCTACTGACCCTAACAATTTAACACTGTCAGATGCCATTACAGGTATTGGCTGTGTAGCTAGAGACTCAGTAGTAGCTACTGGTGGTGATGTAATCTTCTTGTCTGACTCAGGTGTACGTTCATTGATGCGTACCATTCAAGAGAAGTCAGCACCAATGAGAGACATCAGTGCAAATGTACGTGATGACTTAGTACTGGAGATTAGTGGAGAGACTGCAGCTGGAATCAAGGCTGTGTACTCAGATAAGGAAGCCTTCTATCTATTGTCTTTACCAGTTCGTCAATTAGTGTATTGCTTTGACATGAGAGCACCTCTACCTAATGGTGCTAACAGGGTTACAACATGGGATGGTTTAGTACCTACAGCTTTTAAGTATACTCGTAATAAAGACTTGTTAGTTGGTGAAACTGGCTACATTGGTAAGTATGATGGTTATAAAGACAATGCTAACTCATACTTGATGAGATACTTTACTAACTACTTTGACTTCCAGTCACCAACTGTGATTAAGATTATGAAGAAGGTAGGCGTAACAGTTATTGGTGGTGGCGGTTATCCAGTCACTTTAAGGTTTGGCTTTGATTACAGTGATATTTTAAACACTAGACAGTTTAACTTAGCCAATGCTGCAGTAGCTGAATACAACATAGCTGAATATAACATTGGTGAGTATGGTGGTTCAGCCTTTGACAATAAGATTATTAATATTGGTGGCTCAGGTAAGGTTATTCAACTTGGCTTTGAAACCAGTGTATTTAATAAATCAATATCCATTCAGAAACTTGATGTCTATGTTAAGACAGGGAAGACACGATAATGAGTAACTATACAAAAG